AAGGTCTAACTTAATATTATTAAAAAGTGTAACCAATTGCTTTTCTTCTTGATTATTTATTATATCACTTAACATATTATCCTCTCTTAGCTAATTTCTGACCTCGTCAGTTGCATAATTAATGCAAGACACCCTTTGTGAGGGTGTTTCGGTCTATTATTTAATAAAAACATTATTCATTTCTAACTTTTCTAAAATTCGTAAATCTTGTTTAGAAAAATTAGTTAATCTAGATCCAGTTTGATTACCATTCTTATAGTTAATCTCAACGTGACCTAAATTACGATCAATTTTAAGATCTTTTATATTGTTAGTATCTATTTTTTCAGATCTTTCGTTAGATCCTTTGTGATACACATCAGTTATTATTGACATAATTACCTCATATAGTTAGTTAGTTTATACTCACCCCACTGTTGTGCAGAGTTTCTTAATTGTGGAAAGTGAACAGCAATTGCTTTAACAAATTGAACTGTAACAGATTTCCAATTTTTACTATTTATAATAACATCATAATTAGAATAATCATGTCTTAATAATCTTAACTGATCATGATGTTTCTTAAACTTGATACTATTATATTGTTTTATTGATAATGTAAATTTAAACATTATATCCTCCATTGTTATTAATTTAAAAATGTACTGAGCTCGAGTTGCTAGCCGGAAGCCTAAGCCTCTCTTGCGTTTCGACGTTCTCAGTACATATTTAAAGTAACTATTTAATTATTTTACAATCATAAGATGGTGGAATTCCAATAAACAATAAAGTTAATTAGTATGAAATAAAAACAATCGCATAAAAATCTGGGAAACGTGCCCTTATAATTGCCAGCTCATCAGCAAACTCAATAAGGAGAGCCTGAAGCTGGTAACGTGATAAGCAGCTTCGCCCGCATTATCTCCTCAGCTATTCGGCTGGCGAATTAATCGTAATTAATATAAATATAATACACTGTTTTAGTCTATAAGTACAGTCTTATTTCTTAAAACGGACCATTATGGTCACTATAATATATGCGACATAAATGACACACTTATTAATACCTTATATTAACACAATACTATATATACTTAAATATAGCTTAAAGATACTCTTTATTGCTCCATATGGATCTTTTCAGGCGCCTTGAGCCTTAAACTAGTATAGTTAGCTGCTTTCTTTTTATTGTAATATTTAGCACAAGCTTTTAAGTTAGCTGATTTGCCTTTTGGTGTATGATAATAAGCAAAATGCCATGCTTTTCCATGTTTTTTATAAGTAGCTCTATTTGCAGCATTTTTAAGTGCTTTTTTATAAGCAGCATAATCGTTATAATCTTCTAACTTAATGTTATGTTTATTTATTCCTTTTGTCATATTATTCCTTTGTTAATTATTAAATGTCCTATGTAAGGAGTACTTTTAGGATATGTCCTCTGAAAGGGGAAGCTTTAGGATCTGTTCTATCTGTAAGGTACACTTATAGGATCTAATACTGTATGTTGTATATCTATTATTAATTAATACTATTAGTTATATCCTATATTAATTACTATATTACTCACTGATTAACTCATTAAGGCTTATAAGGTCCTTAGAGTGCCCTTGGGCTATAGTATATCCTATATAGAGGGCCTAATGTTTTCTTTTTTTTTTTGATTCTACTGTAAGCAATACCTTTAGAAATAAGCTATATATACCAACGATTATAGATTAATTGTAATATATATATAAAAGCCTTATAAATCAACAATAATCCTAAAAGCATTGCTTACAGAAGAACAGTTACTAATTTTGGCTTTTACGGGATTCTCTCCTCCTCATATTGACCTGTAGAAGCCAGAACTAAACAAAGGATATAATATGAAAAGTATTAAAAAATTCCAAGAACCGATTTTACCACCTTTAAAACCTATATTTGATATTCAATTAAAAATTTCCAATATAAACAAAAAATTAGTAAGCGTTTGTGTACCAAACAAAACCTTAATCGAGTTAATTGATGTTAAAAATATGCATCGAACTTGGATTACTTATGAATTTTACGGATCCGCTAATTATTATGAAATTAAAAATAACACAAAAACTAAGAAAAGCTGCTCAATCACTTATAGAGATTATGACGATTTTGAAGCTTTAACATTTAAACACATGGAACTACAACAAAAATGGAGGAACCAATATGAGTAAAGCTAATATGACATGTAACAATTGTAAAGAAACTACAAAGCCTGATGAGTTTGCTTGTGAATGTAACTGCATTAATTGTGGGACTTGTGAAAAAAAATGCAAACCTGATATGAAAGAAGAATTATTTGGACAAAAAGAAATTGAAGAGTTAAAAGAGTCTTATAAAGAATCAAGACGACAGACAAAAGAAAGAACAACAGGGCCTTTAGATTCTTTTAGTAAAGATTTAAAGGATATTATTAACAAAAAATATAATAGACAAGGAAGACCGTAATGATTACTGCAGAACAATTGTTAATTCAGGCTGCTGAACTTAAAAGAAAAAAGTCTGAAGATTACCAAGGAAGCACGTGGTCAGAATCTGATTACTTTCCTTATAAAGAAAAATCATACTCTCATATGATACACACTAAATACTTGAGAATGAGAAATATTGTTGATGGCAATCAAAAAACAAACTTTGAAGCTCTTGATGATACGTTAATAGATATGGCAGTTTACGCTTGTATGTTTGCTGCTTACTTAAAAAATAACAATGGAGATAATAAAATGAATACAGAAATAAAAACAGAAGCTGCGCCAAGGCCTTTAGCCAAACCTTTTGATCGTGGTGATCATGTTTCTAAAGTTGGTGGCGATTATAAATTTGATGGACGTATTGTATCAATATTCCCAAAATTATCTGGAGCAATAAGAATTGTTGTTGAAGATGATAGAGGTGTATTACACGTTTATTCTGAAAAAAACTTAAAACACAGGGACTAAATATTATGAATAATGTAGAATTAGATTACTTATCAGTAGCAAAGAATATTCTGCATTCTGGTATTGAACAAACAGGAAGGAATGGCGTAACTAAACGCCTTCCTTTCCAAACACTCGATTTTAATATATCGGAATACTTTCCATTATTAACTTCAAGAAGAATTTTTTATAAAGGAGCACTAGGAGAATACGCTGCTTTTGTTAGGAAGCCTAAACATATCAATACGTTTAAATTTTTTAATTGTAACTATTGGGATACATGGGGAGATGTTGATGGAGATATTAACATTGATTATGGTAACAAATGGATTGAATGGAATGGCGTTAATCAATATCAAAATGTATTGAATGAATTAAAAACTAATCCAACAAGTAGAAGATTATTAATTACAGGTTGGGATCCAGCAAATCTTAATAAAGTTGATTTGCCTTGTTGCCATTACAGTTATCAATTCTGGAGTGACGGTACTAATTTAAATTTATTATGGAATCAACGATCTGGTGATTGGATGGTTGGTATACCTTCTGATATGATATTAGCTTCAACAATGCTTTTATGTTTTGCAAGTTTAAGTAATTTAAAACCTCAAAATATTAAAATGATTATTGGTGATTCTCATATTTATGAAGAGCATTTTGATAATGCTAATAAACAATTAGATACTAAATTATATGAGTTGCCAAGATACAAGTTTAAAAAGCAAGAGAGTTTATACACTTTTTGGCCTGAACATGTTGACATTGCAACCTATAAATACAACAATAATATCAAATACTTATTAAAGGAATAATATGATAGACGATATAAAACAAATGCACGATAAATTTCAAGTAACGAATTTTATTGATAACAATAAAGATAATAAAAATCTTCTAAGAAAATATTTAAGATTTAGATTAGACTTTATTAAAGAAGAATTAGATGAAACGTTTGATGCATACTTCAATAAAGATGATACAGAAGTGTTAGACGGTCTAATAGACATACTTGTGGTTACATTAGGAACCCTTGATGCTTTTAAGTGTAAAACGCCAGAAGCCTGGAATGATGTATTCAAGTCGAATATGACTAAGCACCCTGGAGTTAACGAGACAAGACCTAATAATTTTTCATTACCTGACATGATGAAAAGCAAAACTTTTGTTAAACCTGAGTTAAAGAAATTTACTGGTTTACTTAAAGAGGTATTGAATGATTAAAATATTGTTCATTTTGCTTTTACCAAATGGTGAGCTAATGTTAAAACCACACTATTTTTTGAAACCAATTACTGTCCACGAATGTTGGGCTTTTGGTCAAAATTATAGAGAGAAAAACACAACATATAACAATAAACGCAATGTACACTATTTAAATAATACTAAAATTTTATTTAATGGTTTTATTTGCGAATAACCAAAGGAGAATAACAATGTTATTACAAAACGTAGAAATAAGTTGGGTTAAATTTGATTCAGCTAATCCTGATATGGGGTTTGATAAGAAAACACCTCAATATTCATGTACAGTAAAAACTTCAGATAAAGTTCAAGCTGCAGCATGGAAGAAAGCATCGATCAACGTAAAGCCAAGTGAAGAACAAGGCTCTGTTGTATATTCAGTAACTCTTAAGAAAAAGATTTATGCTGATGCTGATGGTAAAAACACAACTAAACCACCTGCTGTAGTTGATAAACAATTACAACCTATAACTAATACATCAGGTATTGGTAATGGATCTAAAGGTAATGTTCAAGTAAGATTGAAGCCTTATGATTATTTAGGTAAGCAAGGTATCTCTGTACAGCTTTTAGCTATGCAAGTTACTGAACTTAAAGAGTATCAAGGTGGAGATGCATTAGAGTTTGCAGCCATCGATACTGATACTGCAGTTATCTAATAATAATAAACAATGGCGACGTTGAAATATACGTCGTCATTTTAATATTAGGAAAATTATGACAGCAAATATAAGAAAATTTGAAGAGATTGATACTGAAAATACTTTCAATATGAATCCTGAAGAAATTAAAAGTATTAAAGATAAAATAAAAAAGTCTGTAGTTAAAAGTTTTTATATACCTATTGAACAAAAAGAGATTGGTATTGTAAACACTAACACAGATAAAATTGAAATAGTTGTTAAAGTTAATATGATATTAGATTTAAAAGATATGCATAAAGATGACTTAGAACTAGTTTATGAAGAAGCAAATATAACCGAACAATTTAGAAAATACTATCCTTGTAATTATTTATACTTACTTGGTGACCATACAGTTGTTCAATAAAGGAAGATAAAAATGAAAATAATTTATGATTTAGAAACTAATAATTTGATACCTGAAGTAAGTACCATATGGATTGCTGTATGTAAGAATATAGAAACAAATGAGATTACTACGTTTTCAGATTATGATAAAGATTCAAAACCTTTAAATGAATTATTACCATTTTTAAATAAGTGTGAAATTTTAATTGGTCATAACATTATAAATTATGACAATGTAGTTTTGCATAAGCTTTTAGGTTGGGAGCCACCAAAGAGTATCAAAATGATAGATACAATGCTGCTAAGCCAAATGAATAACTTTAGAAGAGAAGGTAAACACTCACTTAAAAACTTCGGTAAAATACTTGGAGATGCAAAGCTTGAGTTTAGTTCTTTTCATGAATATTCTGAAGATATGAAAAAGTATGCAATACAAGATGTAAATTTAAATCACAAGGTTTATAATTATGTTACAAGAGAAGCAATTGACTTAATTAAAAATAGACCTAACTTTAAACAAGCTTTAAAAACTGAACATGATATTGCTGAGATATGTGCTAATCAAGTTAAATACAAATGGAAGTTTAATACTGTATTAGCTAAAAAGCATTATGAATATTTAACTTCAGAAATGACAGTTATTGAAGATGAAATTAATCCTACATTAAAACCTAGAAAAGTTTTAATTGATAAGGAACCTAAGAAAGCTAAGTACCTACAAGATGGCAGACTTTCTGCAGTGAGTGCAAGAATGTTATCTGAATTTTTAGGTACTGAAATAAAACAAACTGATACTGATAAGTGGAAGCCTAATAAATTGTTTCAAAGATTTAAAATGACTGAAGCAAATCTAGGTAACATGGATATGGTTAGAGGTTTATTACTTGATAACGGATGGGAACCTTCACAGTTTACTCCAAACGGAGAACCTAAAATTACTCCTGACAGTTTAACTAAAGTTGTAAGTGAATTAGGTAAAAAGATAATCTATTATTACAGTTTAAGATCAAGACACTCTGTACTTAAGGGTTGGATTGAATTAGCTGAAGAAAATAATAATAGAGTTTATGTTGAACCTTTTAATATTGGTACACCAACTTTTAGACAAAGACATAGTAAAATTGTTAACGTGCCTGGAGCCAAATCATTTTTTGGATCTGAGATGCGTGAACTCTTTATTGCTGACGAAGGCAAAGTTATGATTGGTTGTGATTCAAGTGGTAATCAAATAAGAGCATTAGCACATTATTTAAATAATAAAGATGTTAATGATCATATTTTAAAAGGAGACATACATCAACACAATGCAACAACAATGGGAATACCAAGACCTTTAGCAAAAGGGGTCTTATATGCTTCTATATTTGGCGCTGGTGTACGTAAACTTGGTAAGATGGTTACAGGTGTTGAAGATCTTGATAAGGGTAAAGAAGTTAAGAGTAAACTTTATGAAGCTTTGCCAGGTCTTAAGGAACTTATTGCTAAGTTAAATAATTTCTTTTACACAACACAAAACAAAACAGGTTATGGATTTATACCTGCTTTAGATGGACGTAAGATATATGCTGAATCTTCATTTAAACTTTTAAATTATCTTCTACAATCGTTTGAAGCAATTACAGTTAAGACCGCTGTAGTTAATGCTTTTAAAATGTTTAAAGAAGAAAATATTGAAGTTGATATTTTAGGTTTGATACATGATGAAGTCCAAGTACAAACTAAACCTGAAAATGTTGAAAGAGTTAAGGCAATACTACAATACTCATTTGGAGAATATATTACTAAGAAATTAGAACTTAATATTCAAATGGGTGGAGATGCAAAGCACGGTCAAACGTGGAATGATTGTCACTAAATAAATAACGGGCTAATGATAAACGTTAGCCCAGCAAAATTATAGAAAGATATAAAAATGAATAAAAATAAAATGATAGGATTAATTGATGGTGATGTATTAATTTACAGAGCTATACATAAATCTGAAAAAGATAAGATTAAGCCAGAAGATGCTTTTAATGGTATAATGAAACAAATTAAAATTGATACAGCATGTGATGAGTATACATTACACGTATCAGGTACTGGTAACTTTAGAAAAGAAATAGAACAACCTTATACTGTTTATAAGGGCCAAAGAAAAGAAAAGCCACCTCAGTTTAGAGCATTAAAAGATTATGTAATTAAAACTTACAAACCTATAATGCAAGATGGATTAGAAGCTGATGATACAATTTCTATTGAAGCTACTGGTTATATAAAAATAAACCAACTATATATGTTAATTACAATTGACAAAGATTTAAAAAATATAGGTGGATTGTTTTATAACTTAATGCATAACAATTTAATTACTGTATCAAAAAAAGAATCTATTGAATTCTTTCATGAACAATTATTAACAGGAGATAACGTTGATAATATTCCAGGTATTGAAGGTATAGGTAAAGTTAAAGCTTCAAAAATATTAGAAAACAAAACTATTAAAGAACAATTTGAAGCAATTATTGCTGCTTATAAAACTCATTACAAAATAGGTTATAAAAATAGATTAGAAGTGATGGGTAAGATGCTATATTTATTAAAAGATATAAATGATAAGTGGACTATTAACTTTTGGAAAGGGTATATTAAAAATGCATAATATAAAAACTATTTGTAATAGCATATATAAAGATGCTAGGCGAAGATCTATAAAGAAAAATTTAGAATTTAATATAGAAACTAAATACTTACAAGATATTTTTCCTAAGAATTTTATATGCCCTATATTAGGTTATGTTATGACACCGGGAAAAATACACGCAACTAATATATCACCTAGCCTAGATAGAATTAATCCAAGCAAAGGTTATATAAAAGGCAATGTAGAATTTGTATCGCTATTAGCTAATAGAATGATGTCAAATGCACACGGACCGGATTTAATTAGGTTTGCAAGATGGATTAATAATAAATATAAAAGAGAGGTAAATAACAATGACAAAAAACACATTCATAAAACACAGCAGTTGCAGCTCATGCTCGAGTTCTGATGCTAACGCAGTATATTCTGATGGAAGTACATATTGCTTTAGTTGCAAAGCTAGCACACAAGCCGGAAGCCATGAAACAATACCTGAGTTTAATGTAGTACAAACACAATTAAGCTTAGAAGAAATTGCATTGCTTCCTGTAGAACCTATTAGAAACATATCTAAAAAAGTTTTATATGATGCTGGAGTTAAAGTTGAATATGATCAAGACAGAAATGTTATGAGCCATTTTTATCCAATTACAATTAATAAAAAGATTAAAGCTTATAAGAAAAGAATAGTAGCAACTAAAGACTTTAGAGTTGTAGGTAAAGCTGAAGTACCTGAACTATTTAATCAAGTTAATTGTGGTAGATATAAAAACCTTGTTATTACTGAAGGTGAAATAGATTGTTTATCTATAATTGAAATGTTAACTAAAGCTAAAGCACAGTTTGATGTTGTTAGTATTGTCAATGGTGCACAAAGTGCCAGAAGAAATATTGCATCTAATCTTGACTTTGTTAATAAATATGACAAAGTATTTTTAGCATTTGATAATGATGAACCAGGAACTGCTGCTGCAAACGATGTAGCACATGTAATTAAACCAGGTAAAGCACACATTGTTAATAGTATGTATAAAGATGCTAACGATGCTTTATGTAAAGAGCAATCAGATGCATATCTATCTCATGTATGGGGTGCTAAGGTTTACAAACCGGATAACTTTGTTAGTGGTGAAAAAATCTGGGATGCTTTTAAAGAAAGATCTACAGTTAAATCTGTACCTTATCCTAATTGTTTAAAAGGTTTAAATGATAAGTTGTTTGGTATGAGATTAGGTGAGATTACTTTATTTACATCTGGTACTGGATCTGGAAAGTCTACTGTTGTTAAAGAAACAATACTAAACTTATTAGATAAAACTGAAGCTAAGGTAGGATTAATATCATTAGAGGAATCTATTGGTGATACTGCTACTAAGCTTATTGGTATGTCTATTAATAAAAATATTAGAATGCCTAATGATGCTACTGAAGAAGAAGCACGTAAAGGTTATGAAAAAGTATTTGGTGATGAAAGATTAATTCTTTTAGATCATCAAGGATCTGTAGCTGATACTTCTTTGTTAGATAGGATTGAATACTTAGCAGCTTTAGGTTGTCAATATTTAATTCTTGATCACATTACAATAGCTGTAAGTGAAGGTATTGATGGTGCTACAGGTAATGAAGCCGTTGATAAGGTTATGAGTTCTTTATTAAAGATCACAAAACGTTACAACATTCATTTAACTTTAATATCTCACTTAAGAAAAAGTTCTGGTGAAGGTAAAAGTTTTGAGGAAGGTATTATGCCTAACCTTGATTCTATTAAAGGATCTGGATCTATTAAGCAAATAAGTTTTGACATAATAGGATTTGCTAGAAACATGATGGCGCCTGAGCCGAGTGAAAGAAATGTAGTTAAGTTTGCAGTTCTTAAGTCTCGATTTTCTGGTGATACCGGTATGTGTGGACAAGCAACTTATGATGTCGCTTCTGGAAGACTAAATTATAATGAAAGTAATTTGGCTTTTAAAGAAGTGTTATAACCAGTTTCGGTTAGAAGTTAGATAATGTATGTAAGACCAGATATGGCAAGCAGCTAACAGACAATGATACAAGGATGATATAATAGGCGATCCTCTCTCAAGCCTACATCAGTATTAGAAAACCGAAGCAGCTGAGCAACCTGTTTAAAAGGCTCACTAAATTTTGAAAGGACTTATGACTAACTATAAATTAATATTAAAAATTAAATGGACATCTTCAATAGTACTTATTATTGCAATGGCATTTATTTCTTTAAATCTATTTCCATATACTATGTATCTGCAATTTGTAGGTGTGTTAGGTTGGTTTTGGGTGGGTATACTTGCTAAGGATTTAGCATTAGTTGTATTGAATGGTACAGGCTTATTATTTTTAATAGCCGGTATATTTAATTACTTATTATAAAGTGTAGGCGGTTTTACCCGCCACACTTGTATGTTTATTTTAAAATTAATTTTACTATAGATTTTTCACCTAAATATATTTCTGTTTCTGCATTAGATTTAATGCATTGATATTCTATACGACTTGTGCCTGACCTCATGGCAATTCTCTTTGCCTTTAAACAATTAGACATTGAATCTTGTATTCTATGCTCTTTTATTTCCCCATTAACGATCATTAATAAGGCTATTACTATTTCAGTCATAATTATTGTCCATTCCCATTTGCTCTTACTTTATCTTTTAGTTCTTCAACATCATCTAAAGCTTTTTCTAATTGGGATTTAAGAAATTCTATATTAACTTTATTAGTCATATTTTGTTCTTGATTTTTAATTAACTTCTCAACATCTTCAAACAAACCTTCAATCAACATAAATTGTTCTTGGTCTGTAGGTTTTTGTTCAGATTTTTTTAATAAGTCAGCTTGAAATAATTCTCTTGATGTCTCTAAGCTTGTAAGTCTTGCTGTTAATTCAGTATAAGCAAAAATTCCCATTGAAATTCCTACAACAATACCTATCATATTTTTAATAGGCATTGCTACTGATGTGTTATCAGATATTTTCATCTTGT